ACTACAAGGTCAATCACCTTATGTTTATAACTTCGGTTTGTTATATAACACACAAAATAATTGGAATATTTCCGCAAGTTACAATATGGTTGGTCCGAGAATCTTCATCGTCGGAAATATTCAAGAACCATCGGTTTGGGAAAATGGAAGAAATTTGATTGATCTTCAGGTTTCCAAAAAATTCGGAAATGTTGAAATGAAGTTTAATGTTAGAGATTTACTCTCACAAGATTTGGTAATGTTCCAAGATCTTAACGGTAATGAAAAATTGGATGAGGGGGACAACAGATGGCAAGAAACAAGGATGGGGTCAAATGTCAACTTTAGTTTGAAATATAATTTCAACTGATGTAAATATTACAGATTTTTGTGTATTTATTGACAAATCCCATAACAATGAATTATCGGACCTATGAACTAATTAAGGAAGGAAAAGTTATTAACCAAACAGAGGCTCAATCTGCGGATTCAGCATTAGATTATTTTAATTTATTTCACGAAGATCTAATGTCTTCATCACACTACCAAATCAAATTTCGTAAATCTTCACAATCAAATCATTTGAACCTTTGATAATTCGGTGATAACTTTCTTTGGGGATGTTCAATACATCCCCTTTTTTCATTTCTGTTGGTAGTTGATCTTCAAATTGAAAATACCACCCGTCAGACTCCAATATCTCCACGATACGGTCGTTTCTATCACGATGCCATACCAGTTCATCACTCTCAACATTTTCTTTGAAAACACGAGTGATTATACTGTCATTTACTTCTTCCTGATAAGGATTTACCACCATGTTCCACCACCACTTAATCCTAAAGACTTTGCATATCTTGGTAAACGACAAGCCCAATAAGATGCAGTTGTTTTGTCTTTGGTTGTATGACACTTGTGTCTTGCAGCAAATGATCTCTTAGCCGCAGGATCTTTTAATTTAACGGCCAAAGATCCACCACCTCCGGCTGCACCAAAGGAAACTTTTTTTACATTACCCGTCTTTGGATCTTTTACATAAACCTTGAACTTTTTTCCACCACTACCACCTCTCATAGGTTTATTTAATTGAACCTTTTTTCCCTGATATTCAGCTTCATACAACATCGGGACATCCAAAGGAACCAATTCCCCTTCATAAAGTTCAAACAATCCGATATCAGTATTTTTGATTAACCATCTGTCCACTTGATTGGTGAAGTTTTCATAACCTAAACTTCTTGCCTCTCTAAATAAAGAGAAATATTTGTCAGATCCCATCCTAAAAACATTTTCGTGAATTGAAATATTATTATCTATATGATATTTCATTTCTTCACTCAAAACAATCTTATTTTCGTTGAGAGTTTTCCACTCAAAAATTGGCTTTTTATCCATAACTGATTCTTTTTTGTATCCTTTTATTTGAATTCTTGTTGGTTTTTGTCCCTTCCCTGATTGAGGATCTTTCTTTTCTTTTGCTCTTTTTCTTGCACAAGCGGATTTCTTTTCTTCTTCACTCATTTTGGAAGCCACAGATCTAGCCCTACATACAGGATAACCTTTTGTTTCACCCTCATCTCTTCCACAGGGGGGATGACCACCACCTTCCTTTTTTTTACATATATTTACCCACGGACCTTGTGGTTGTTTTGATCCTTTAGATTTTTTCTTTTTACCAAACCAAACCGCTAAATCTTCTTTTAACTGAGACATCTTTTTTATTGATAAATATAACGAAAAATTGTATTTTTTACCTATGGAAAATCAAGAAGAACAAAAACCACTCGGTATTTTATTCAATACTCTGAATTATTACACAATTGATGATTTGAATAAGTTTATAGATAATCTTACTGTTGAACAATCCATGTTCTGTTTGATGTGGTGCTGTGAATACGCACAGGGGAAGGGTATTCTGAGTTTGGAAGAGGCTGAAATTATAAGTAAATCTATAAGAAAAATCAGAAATTCTGAGGAATAAAAAAAGGGAACCGAAGTTCCCTTTTTCTTTGTGTTATGAATTAATTATCTCAATTCTCTAAGGTCAAATGTTCTAACACCATCAACTGTGATTCTACCATAGAATCTGTTGTTCACCATCTTCTTAGCGTATCTAGTCATGATACCCTTGATTGGGGTGAAGTTGAATGGGTTATACATAGTTGGTGTCAACTGAAGTGGTACGTATGGTGCGTAAACGTAACCTGTGTCAAGTAATGACGTTCCCTTGTGACCAATCAAGATTTGGTTTGGTGGGAAGTATGGGTCACGGTAAACCTGGTATCTACCAGACAATGTACCAACTCTTTCAATACCCATGTTGTATTGATCCTGTTCAGGAGCTGCGTTTGAAACGTGGAAGTATTCCAAGTCATCAAAAATAGCTGAAACTTCGGACGAAACAACGATCCAGTTAGCACCACCTCTCAATGTTGATTTGTGGATTTGTGCAGAAAGTTGGTTGATCGCAGTGATCAATGTTTGGTTCCAATCCTTCTGTGTGTACTGTGTCAATGGGTTAGCGGTTGTACCTCTCTTCCAACCGTTGTAGTCCCATCTCAACTGCCACGCTGCACCTTTTCTCAAGTCTCTCAAGATTTCTCTATCGATTTCAGCTGCGACTTGTTCTGACAACAACGCTGTCAATTCAGCCTCAGCGTCAATGTTGTGGAAAGCGGCAACGTCTTGAGCGAGTTCAGGTGACCATTGTGCTCTCAACTTTCTTTCGGTTACAGAAACGGTAACTGATTCAAGATCAAATGAAACTTCACCAATCTTATCTTCAAATTCCAATTCCTGATAAACTCTGAAAGTACATTCAAATTGAGATCCTGCGGTTGCAGTACCTGCAACGGTCAAAGTGAGACCCGAGTAACCATCCAATGATGCCGCTCCGATAGCACATGGTTGTTGTAGATCAACTTCCAAGTAGATCAATCCTGTAGCGTCACAGAGGTTGTCGTACGCACCACCGTTTCCAGGGTAAGAACCACTGTAGAAGGTTGTTGATTGTTGTGATCCGTATTGAACAATACCCTTACCATACTTCTGAGTAACAACTCTGAAAAGAAGATCACCAGATCCCATACCTGAGAACGCACCTGTTGATTTTGCATTGACTCTCAAGTCAGAAAGGAAAGATTCGTTGTCCATTTCTTGACCATCAGGTCCGATCAATTTACCAGCACCTGCTGAAGAGAAACCTGACATAACAATCAAAGCTTTTCTGTAAACAGGACCTCCGTCCGCACCTGTTGCAGCAACTTGTCCACCTGTCAAAGTGTAAGCCCCTGGTATTAATGTACCGTTAGACCAAACAACAGTTGTTGCGTTTTTAGTGATCGCGGAGAACGCTCCTTTTGAATAATCAAAAAGACCAGGAGGATCTAAAGCTGCCTCATTACCTTCGTAGAATCTATCGTAAAGGTTTTTTTGGTTGTTATTGTAACCAGCACTTGATTCTGCTTGAGTTGGTCCGTCAACAGCACCGATAGGTCCGTAGTGAATACCACCTCCATCAGCATTAGTTCCACCAACCTCATAAGCCTGAATCTTAGGTACGAAGTAGAAAAGTTTACCGATTGGTAAGTTCATCGCCTGAACAGAAACGATATCATTAGCCAAAAGTTTTGAGAAAACTCTTCTGATGATAGGGAATACAACAGTTTCGAATGAACCTGAAGAATCTGTTGATGCCGCTTCGTTAATTAAGTGAGATGCTTGGTTCTCATAAAGTTGAGCCATGTTTTCTTTTAGGTGTCCGCCCAATCCTTCCAAGAAACCAAGTTTGTCCCATTTGTTTATAGTGTCTTCTTTGATAACTTTAAGGTGCTTAAGACCAATGTTACCAACTAAACCACTTTCTAATAATGCTCCCATGTTAAATTTTTTTGTTTAGTTTATTTGTTTATTTTACTCATCAAATCTTTCATTCTCAAGAACTGAGCGTTCTCGTATGTTTTAGATTCAACTAAGTTTGTTGAACCTTTTTGTGGTGTTTTTTGAACTTTGTTTACCACAGATTCGGTTACAACATTTGTAGAGGAAACCAATTCATTCTTAATTGACTTATAGAGATTTTTTGATTCCTTTAATGTCTCTACGTTGTCAAATCTTTTAAGAATATTGATCTTCTCCTGTTTGGTTGTAGAATGTTCAGTGAACAATCTGGTAGCGTAAGCTAAATTCGAGTTGAAAATCGCAACCTCGTTCAATTTAGTTCTGAAAAGATCGAGAGCCTTTTTGTACTCTTCATTCTTTTCTTTGAGTTGACTTATTTGTTTCTTATAAGATTCTACCTCTAAATGACGAGGTGCTGCTTTTGGTTTTGGTAAACCTTTTCTTCCAAAAGCTCTTCCATTACCCAAGGTTCTAGCTGCTTCCTTGGCTTCTTCTTTGTGTGCCTCACCTTCGTGAGCCTCTTCGTATGTTTCTTCTAACTCAACTTCTTCCTCTTCTTCTTCGTCTTCTTCTTCGTCAAATTCAATTTCGTACATCACTTCTTCTTCATCCATGTCTTCCATTTCAGAAACTTCCATGTCCTCCATTTCAGAAACATCCATTTCTTCTTCAGATTCATCCATGTCTTCCATTTCGTCAAGGTCCATCATTTCTTCCAATTCGTGATCTTCACCTTCCAATTGAATTTCATATTCTACATCTGCATTTTCATCTTTCAAGTGAATTTCGTCATCTTCCTTTTGGACGATAACTCCATCTTGGTCACCCATCAATTTGAAAACCTTTACGAGTTCTTCATCACTCATGTTTGTGATGTCGATTAAATCTTCGTCTTCCATTTCATCTTCAAAATCCATTTCGAGTTCTTCGTCATCCATAGATTCCAAATCCTCGTCTCCGAATTCTGCAGGAAGGTCAACGTCCATTTCCTCTTCATCATCAAGGTCGAGTTCAACTTCTTCTTCTCCCTCATCCCCCATCTCGGTGTCGAGTTCAAGATCAAGTTCATCTTCCTCTTCCTGTTCTTTAACCTCTTCAGTGTCACCACCTAAAGATTCTTTTACTAAAGACTTGATTTCTTCCTTCATAACTGAAGCAAGTATTCCTTTTGTGTTTTTTGCAATAGACTCTTCTAAGTTCTTCAACTGTAAGAGTGTATCGTCTAATAGAATTTCTTTTTTGTTCATTTTCTATTTAAGTAGATTTATTTTTCTTAATAAATATACCTATCTATAGAAAAATTTAATTTTTTTTGTATATTGATAAAATTAAATAAAAAAAGGGGTCATTTGACCCCTCTTTTATTTTTCAATTACTTCGTTGATTTTACTTTCAATTACACTTGTGATTCTCCAATCTTCAGTGTACCTTTCAAAAATCTTTGTAACTTTTGCTTCAACATCGGTTACACTAAAACCCCTCACCAATTTCTCTTCTCTTGTTTTTTTGGTTTTACCAGTTTGAATATCTACTGTTTCAAATTGGATTTTTGCAATGAAATATTTTTCGTCCATAATTAATTATTTATCTTCCTAAAAAATCGGAAAGTTTGTTCATTAAATCAAGAGACTTACCCAATCCTTTTTCAGATTCTGGTTTTCTTAAATTTCTTTCTTCTTCTATGTTTTCCTCAAAGTTGAATTTATCTTCAGGTTTGTCAAAAAGATATGCTCCTGGTGTGGATGGTGAACTAACTAAATCAAAACAGATTAACTCAAAGTCGTCTTGTACTTCATTTTGTTCTCCCTTCTTTTTTAAAGTCCCCACCCCTCTTGAAGATATACCCATCGTACATCCTTGTCTCATAAGGTTTGCTGCGATGTCACCAGGTGTAGAAACAATACCTGTTTCGTGAAACGCTGGTGAGGTTAGAAGTCTTAATTTACCCATCAAGGTATTTCCGTCCCACCATACATCATCAATAATGTGTGAAACTCTTTCCAAATCTACAATAGATGATTCGGGGTGATTCAATTCTGAAAGGGAAGTTCCCTTTTGAATCATTCTCTTATAATTTTCTGCTTCTCTTTTTAATATTTTTTCGGGATATAATCTTCCGTTTCTATTTGGAGTATCAAACTTTTGAAGAACAGCATAGAATATAAATGGTCTGGAATGATCTCTCATTGACTTGGATTCCATGATAACCTTTTCGTTTTCAGGATGATTTGGTGAGATATATCCCGCGTCATGCTCTACCAAAATACCTTTACCGGTTTCGTGAGCCTCAAGTACTCTTAGTTGTTCTTTCATTTTTTTTACTAGATAAATATGTTGTAATATAATTATTAATGTCTTTTGAGACTTTTCTTATCGAGTTTTCGTCAACTAATGAACCGAATTCAACCTCAATAGAGACAGTAAAACGTATTAAATAAAACATTCCGTTGTCCCAAGCAAGCTGTGTTGAATTGTCAACTTCACCATTTTCGATTAACTCTTTTGTGTCCTCAGCCAATTGAGAAATCATTTTGGTGACATTTAAAATATATCCATTTCCATCTTCACGAACACCCGATCCATCGGGGTATCCCAAATAATCACTGATTGTCTGAAATATTTTGGAATTTATTTTATCTTTTATTGAAATTTTAATTGCTGTTTCTATGAATATACAAATTATAGATTTTTCATAATCCGAAAAATTCTTAATATTTTTTTTGTTTTCAGAAGATATTACATCATTCCAATAATCATAACAATCTATGTCCCAAAACCCTTGTGTTAACCATCTATCTTCTTTTGTCTCACGATCAAAGAATATCTCAAAATCTCTTAACTTATCAATACGATAGAAATATTCATCACCATCCTTTGATAAACCCCTACTATGATCATCCAACACTTCGAATATAAGTTCATTAAGTTCCTGATCACCGACAGATGTAACATATTTTAATGTTGATGCTGGATATTGGTGATATAGATCAAGTAAAATAGAGGTAGGAATTGAATCACCACTCGATTTAATTTTTTTATAAAAAACTTCAATATTACCACCGAAAAAAGCCTCGATAAATTCTACGAGACTTTTATCGGTTTCTTGTGATAACTCAATAAATTTTTCAATCATATAAATAAATATAATTTACACCAACAATTTTACGGGTGTTTCCATCTTTGAAAGATGAAATGAAAAATACCTGTTGGATTTAAAACTATTTTTTGTAATATATTTACAGATTGTTGTTAATGATTTTTTTAATTGTTCTGATTTGAAATCAATATATTCATCCAAAAATAATGTGATTTCCAAATTCATAAAACTCCTCTTCCCTTCCTGAATTCCTGAGGTTCTAAGATCCAAATCGACGATTGTTCTTCCGTTGAATATATTCAGATCTATTGAATCCAATAATTTGTGTTTAATGTCCCTTCTTAATGTATTGACCACCGATGACCACGATTCAAGATCCGTTATTGGCTCCACCCACGCCTGAATGACCAAATAAATTGATTTCATAGATTTAAAATCTACCGTTCCATAATTTATTTTGAAATCTTTAAATCCATTAATCTTAATTGATTTTCCCTTCTTCATAAAATTCCTTCATATGTAAAAACGTTTATTTTTCGAAAAACATAATAAAAATAAGGGTTATTGTCAAAATTTCGTAAATTCGTTTGTATTTATCGTTACAAATACAACTTATGATAATAGTAGAGGTAAATAAAAAAAATATAGAGGCCGCTCTGAAAACTT